AGTATATCCATCAGAATCTTCAGTATTTCCTAACTTAGAACTTTTATCTCTATTTTTATCTGCATACACAACATTTGCTAATTCTTCTGGATTATTTAACAGAGAAGATTTTATTTTTGCATCTGTAGTATATCCTGCTCTTTTAAGTGTAGGACCAAAAACTTCTTTTAGTCTTTTTACTGTAGTATAATTTAAATTTTCTGTCTTATTAAAATCATAAGATTTATTTGTTTCGTGATAAATATTACCCATAAGGTTTTTAATAGCATTAATTTCTAAACCTTTATTTTTAAGATAGTTATAAACCTGTTGATTTTTAGGTCCAAGTCTTGCTTCTGCCATATCAAGTTCCTTTTAATACTGTCTGTACTTCTACTTGCATAGACTTTAACTTTCTAAGCATAGCAATAGCACCTTGCGCTCTATATATTTCTACTTCATCATCACTCTGCTCTAGTACACGTAGCGCATCGTGTCTCTTAGAGTCTAGGTATAAACTAAATAGTTCCTCAAAATCTGGTGTATTGACTAACGGTAAAATGTCTCTAGCAGTTTTAACGTCAAGCATTACCACCACCTCCTTGCTGTAGCATAGCCATTAGCTCTGGTGGTATTTGTTGTCCACCACCTTGAGGTGCTTGTGCCTGTTGTTGTTGCTGTTGTGTTCCTGCATTAGGTCCACCACCTGTAGCAAATCCCTGCTCACCTGGTGCTGGTGCTTGACCAGTTCCTATATTACCACCTCCTGCACCTGTAGGATCTTGTTGTGGTTGTGGGTTTTCTGCTACGATCTGTTGTTGCATCTGTTGTAATAGCAATGCCTGTCTAAATGCTTCTTCAGGATTGTTTGTTACCTTATCTACATCCAGATCCATAGTTGCTGCTATCTCACGCATGTTGTATGGGAACTTAGCAAATGGTGCTAGTACAGGACTGCTTGCAATCTGTAAGAAACTAATAAGACGTTGGGATCTAACTTCATTTTTCATAAAGCTTTCAGTACCTCTGGCCCTAATTTCTAAATCACCTTTTATCTCTGGATCAAAGTCAAACTGCATATTAAATGCAAACAATGCCTCACCCATTGGACGTAACATATAGTCATCCATGTTCTTAATTACTGTACGGATAGCATTACTGGCTGCACCCATCAACATAGATATGCCTGATGCAGTTCTACCTGTACCTTGCACACCAGTTTGTCCATATGAGTATGATGGTAATCCTGATGACTCATCTGATAATACTCTTGCTTTATCAAACAACATCATATTTTCACTTGACACGTTTGGAAATTTAGTACCAAATATAGCTTGACCAGGCGCACCACCTTGTCTTCTAAAGATTTTACCTGGATATACTGTAAGATCCTGACCAGGTGCTAGGTTTGTTTCATCTACCTCTATCAATAGATTACCAGATAGAATAGCATTGTCAACTGCTAATCTCATAAAACCATTCATTAGTGTTTGAGTATCATCCATATTTTCTGATAATCCCACACCAAAGAAACTATATGGGTTTAGTTCGTATGGACTAGCAACATAAGGAATACGTTTAGGTACAAACGGATTAATAACAAATCTTAGGATCTCATTATTACAGGTCCAACAGTTTATCTGTATTTCATCATCATTTAAATACTGCTTTGGTATTTCTAGTCCTTGATCTTCAGCTATCTCTTTATCTATTGTACCCCAGAACTCTAGTACCTCAAATCGTTCTACATCACTACCACCAGAATAGTTACCTGAACCAAACTCTGAGCTTACTTCATTGTCTGTTAGGCTTTCTTCCCACCATTCACGATCATAGTTCTCACCACCTAGTATAGCTTCTTCTATTGCAGAGGATCTAAAAAATGGACGTTTCTTTAATGCACGTAGTTGAGATCTGGTAAGTCTGTGTCTTTCTACTACATAGGTACAGTCTTCTATATTGAATGCATCTGGATCTGGATAAAAATCCCAAACTGATGTATGCTCTACTTTAGGTACAGTCACAATAGATGGATCATAGTTACCATCTTCATCCCAGTTAGGATACTCTTTATCTATAGCAAACGGACCCTTCATTATTGCAGTACCAAACAACACACACTCAAATACAGAGTGTCTTAAATGTTTAGTTGCAGAGGATTCCTCTAGCTGATCTTTTATTTTCTTTTCCATCTTCTTAGCAGCAGCCATAGCTGGATGGAATGTAATAGCAGATTGTGTCTGTCCTGGTCCTTCTTTAAGACCTTCTAGATCTTCTAGGTCTTCCTGTAGTGAACCTAATCTTTCTTTTAAAATATCTGTGGTATCACCTGGTTGTAGATCATTACCATCACCAGGAGAACCATACATACTCCTAAACTCTTCCATAGCCTTTTCTTGTTCTTGTTCTTTAGGATCTATGTGTACTGATTCTGCTACACCTTCAGGTATTGTAGTAGGCTCTACTCCTATAGGAAATCTATTCTGACTAAATAGAACATCTATAATCTGACCATATGCAGCTAATACTTTAGTTTTAGTTACTTTAATAAATACTCTAGACTTCTCTGTTTCGGTAAACTGAACATCAGGTCCATACAATCCACGGTAGTTTCTATATGCCTGAGTCCATCTTTCTTCATCTGAATACCTACTAGTCTTTGCTCTTTCAAATCTAGACTTAACATAGCTAACTAGATTATCATACTTCTTATCTGTCTTGGCATCGTCAAGAGCAGAGATTTCGTTTTCATCTACCATTTTAACTCCTTTTATTTCTTTTGGGTTGTAAGGTTCTGTTTCGTTTCTTAGTTATTACTTTTAAATTTGATCTTCTGTTGTCTCTAGGATTGCCATTCTTGTGATGCACTTCCATGCCTTTTTTAGGTTGTACAAGTTTTCTAGCTTTGTTTCTACCTGCTCTATCTAGTTTACCTTTAGCAGTACCATGTGTTCTAGCATATTCTTTTTTATAATTTCTAGGTTTTTTCATATTAATACCAATGACTATAAACAAACACACCGATGATAAGTATTAACCCAAGTATCATACCAGCGTATGCCCAAAACATCTAATATCCAAACGTAGCATCCGATGCTTGGTAACGGTGTTTAGGTGTATTCTCATACGCTACTCTTATATTCGTAGGTCTAGACATTATCATATACCTTAGTGCATCATATAAGTGATCTTCAGACTTAGTATCTACATCTTCAGGGTTTCTAGCATCCACTGGTAATGCTGCTATCTGACTGATCAGGTTCTTACAATTCTTTAATATCTTTATCTTAGGCTCACCAGTATCTTCATCAATCATCAATCTCTTATGTAACTCTATCTTACCTGCTACCCTAGATCCTGGTGATCTGTCTGATGGTCTAAATCTACATCCTTCTCTATTCATAGTCTCTGCTATTGATGGACCTGCATCACCTCTCTTAGCCCAACACGAACTATCTAGTAATGCATCCTGTATTCTACCATCGTTTTCTTCTACTTCTATAATCATCTGACCTAATCTATCTGCTGTCAAACGATTAACATATAACTCTCTGTATATCCACAAACACCCATCGTAATCTACTGCACCCCATAATATACCTGAATGTGCTGCATATCCAAAGTCTGCTGATCTTATCTTAGTCCATCCATTAGGTATCTCAAAACTATCACACGTATGTATCTCTTTATTAAACTCAGGGAATGCACCTTCATCTACTACATCCCAATCACCATACAAAAACTGCTTACGTTTTACTTCTGGTAGTGATGCCAACATAGCAACATAACTCTGATCTTGTGTGAGATACGGATTATCCCATACTGATGCTGCTATAAACTTTCTTGTTATTTCGCTTGACAGTGTTCTACCATCTAGCTCATACTCTATCTTCTCAGTTATTCTAGTGTTTGGTTCAGCAGGATCTATAAATAACTTCTTAACCCATGCTGATCCTATATTACCTGGATTACCTGTAGCTCTCATATGCAAAGGTATACTAGGATCTGTAGTACGTAACGATGACTTTAAGAACTGCCATATATCTGAATTAGCATATTGTGGTAGCTCATCTATACCAATCCATGAATAGGACTGTCCTTGATATCTTAACACATCTTGTAAGTTTTCGCAATACCCAAATTCTATTCTAGCTCCGCTTGGAAAGTACCACGTATTCTCTTGACTCTTAAACTTAGCTTTTGGTTCAGCCTTACGATATATCTGCTGAGTTTGGAATATAACATCTCTTAGTTCTGGCATCGAGCGTCTTATAAGCAATGCACGATGAGCAGGTTTATGTACATATCTTAATGGAGCTATAAGCAGAGAGTAAGTTTTACCACCACCTGTTGCACCTCCATAGAAAACTTCACGTTCATTAGCAGAAAGAAATTGTGTTTGAGGGCCAGGATTGGGCTTGAAAACAACTTCAGGTTCTTTCTCTACAGAATCAGTAAAGTCTATAGATTCTTCA